TAGGCTGCTTGGCGAGTGGCAAATACTAAGTCCTCGTTGCGTTCTTTTGATTGTTTGAGTTGCTTTTGTAATCTAAGCATGGCTTGGCGTAATTCTTTTACATCGTGAGACTCGATACCCTCGGGCATCTCATTGAATTGATCTTTAAGACTCATCTAGCGCGATCCTTCTACCTAGTTCCACATAACCCGCTTTGTCTTGCCAGGAATCCTGGTGGGTTGGGTTGTTTGAACAACGAATGGTCTTTAAAAAGTCCATCATGAGCGCAACTTGCGCGGGTGGAATGTCCTCAATATTTAAAATGGCACCCCAGCCACGGCCTACTGCCGTGAAATTATCTGCCGCATCACCGTACATTTTGCCGCGTGCCTTCAGCAACTCGTTTAGGCTTTCGGACATCTGCAAGTGCCGTTCTTATGAATTCGGATCGTGTCACTGCTACATTTATGTCCATCTGCGCGTAAAGCCTGAACAATCAAATTGACTGGGTATTGTTTATCCCACGCTGCGTCTAAGGTCTTTTTGTCCTCATCGCTTAAAGAGTTGTATAAAACTTGGTAAGAACATATGTCGGACATTCTGTGTGAAGTTCTTTTACTTAAAATTTCAGTAAACGCTTTATCCAGTGCCATGTGTTGCCTCCTATAGCGTAAAGGTTACATCAAGAGTTAGAAAAGAGAAAGCACCCGACCGCTATATGTCGGGTGCTTTTCTTGATCCTTCTACTTCTTTTTCTTAGTTGTTTTCTTAGCCAGCGCCTTGATTTCAACATCGACCGCATCTGCAATTAGGCCAAACGCAGGGTCTTTTGGGTTGAGAGCGCGGATTGCAGGTCCAGCAACTGCGGCTAATCCAGCAATCGCAATAGCCTTCAAATCGGTTTCTCCTGCTGAGTAAACGGCAATTGCCGCTACAACGAATGAGCGTGCATATGACTCAATTGCTGCTTTTAACTTGGCATTCATTTTGTCTCCTTTGGGCGGGCTACCGCCATGATTGTTTTATAGTCGCGCTTCCTGAGGTAAAACCCATCACCATTTGATTGGCTTCCTGATTTACCGCTTGATGTGTTGCCCTCGTAAACCTGTAGGTACTTTAAAGCGGTGTTATGCCACTTTACAATTCCCACATGATCGGGTTGAGCATCCTCATCAAATTGAAAGAAAACTATGTCGCCAGCCTGGGCTTGGCCAAGAGGCACTAGTTGGTTGTTCTTTGTTAGGTACTTTAGCCAAGCATCGCATGATGCAAAGCCCTTCTTAGTGTTTGCCACGGATTTAATAAGTCCCGCATCGGCATACATCTTAGACGCAGACATCGCACACCAGGGTTGGTTGTTTAATCCATACCATTTGCCAAACTCGGTGTCGTTGTTTTGACCTTCTGTGTAGCCAACTGTGGCTTTGCACAGTTCTAATACTTTTTTAATACTCATTTTGGCTCTTCCTTTCCATCCTCAACTGGAGGCTTTGGTTTAGATTTTAACCCATTAGCGCTGACCATGCCAGCAAGAGTTCCTGTTAGAAACACGCTTAGAGTAGAAACAAGATCAATGAAAGCAGCGTCATTTGGGGCTTGTGCCATAGGTTGCGTGATAAATAGCAAAGCGTAAAGAAGGCTAAATACAGAACCTGCAAATACGACCGCCAAAATGACACCAATAGTGACAATTAAACGAGCGTGCAGTTCCTCGGGTGTGAAGCGTTTTCTAGCCATTCGATGTGTCCACTTCAGGAAGTAGGTCTTTTGTGCATTGTCCAATTGCTTCGCATCTAGGCGGTTGGCATTCTGCTTTTTCCCAGTTTTCATATTCTTGGCAAGGATAACGAACCCATCCTTGGTACCCGCATCCGCTAAGACTTAGCGCGATCAACAAGCAAGCGATAAATCTCGTCAACTCGGTTCTCCAGCCGTTTAATTGTTTCACCTTGCCTATTTTGCTCATCTCGAAGGCTTGCTCCGCCATTTGGTTTCAATTCTGAAAGATAATGTTTAACCAGGAAGCGAACGCCAATTGCCAGCGATCCCATAAGAGTGCTGACGGCTACGGCTACACCTAGCCATTCGTTAGTTGTCATGGTCTAAATTGTAACGATTATAAAGCGGTTTGAGTCAATTTATACCAAATCGACCCATCCCAATAAACAAGACGGTCCGAATTGGTGTCGTAGAAAATGTCGCCAACTCGAGGGTTGGCGGGATTACCTGTGGCAAAGTTAAAATTAGGAGCGGTAAATCGTTGAGCGTTTTCTAATTTTGTAATTCGGTTACTTAGGTCATTAAATAGCGACTGCATACTTGGGGGTTGGTTAATGTATGGCATCAGACGGTCTCCGACTCTGTTCCTGTTGTTAAGGAAAGGGTAACGCGCTCAGGACCGTCCTCGCCAGGTTCCACGCTTGATCCGACAATTCGATAAATGGCATCTAGGCCATTTGGAAAGCGATCGTCAATAATAATAATGCGTGCGTCATCGCCAACTTCGTAAGTTCCGTAGACAGGGTCCACAAACGCAGGAACCACAACTTTAAGCGTGATGGGTGGAATCACAAAGGCGTTCACAGCGCCCATGGCTAAGTTATCTAAAACTGTTGAATCGGTAACATCTGAATAGTTGACCTGATCCTCTAAAACTGCCCAACCTTCTGAGTAAATAGTTGGGTGAACGGCAGATGAGATCAATTTACCCTCATTAGAACCAGCGCCAATTGCGTAGATTACATTGGCAGTTGTTGAGCCATCCTCGGGATACTCATACTCGACAATGTTGCCCGCAGGGAACTCGAACACAGGGCAAGCAGGGTCACCTACTGTGTAAACAAGACCGCTACGAGGATAATAAGTGTTGAAATCTTTTCTTGGCAGGTCGGTTATCGCATCGTATGAAATGTCAATGTCAAAATCAAAACCATCAGATTGGCGGCTAAGGTCTTGAATAGCCTGAAACACATTTTTTAATTCGTAGTCATAATAAACGCGGTCAATCAAAATGCCTGAACTGGTTTGACCTGCAGAGTTGTAGCCCACGCCAATATCACCATATGGAACGGACTGAGCATCCTCAATAAGAGTCTTGGCCACAAGCAACTGATCTACGGCGGTGAAATCCACCGTTTGGGTGATTCGGCGGCGTTCAAAGTAGGAGATCCACTCGCGGGCTTGAATTGTTAAAGCCTGGTCTTCGCTGTTGTATTGACGGCCCCAAATAACTCCGCCCCATACCAGGATTCCATCTCGGTCTACATAAAGACCGCATTTGGCTGGAATAGTGGAAGCATCAACATTGAACTGATCGGTGTTTATTCCTGAAAGCATTAATTGGCCGCTAAAAGTTCCAGCCTGATTAAGTTGCTGCGTGAATGCAACCCCAGTTAAAGGTAGTTCGGCAATGATCTCATTTGTAAGAAGGTCTACAAATAAATAGCGGTATGTAGTGGCCACCACTTCTCCTTAAATTAGAAAGTGATACTACCGCTGCCTGTGTATCTGTAAATTCTAAATCCACCTGTTGTAGTCACACTTGGAGAACCTGTTGTCGAAGTCGCCAATGGAAGAGTGTCAGGGTACCTTAGAATTACAACACCCGAACCACCCGCGCCGCTTGTTTGATTTGTGCTTCCATCTCCACCAGTACCAGTATTTGCTCCACCGCTACCAGGTACGGGATTTCCACCATTACCGCCAACTGCATAAGTTACAGAACTTCCTGAAATTGATGTAGCAACACCTGCGCCACCAAGGTTGTTATTGGCTGATGCCGTTGATCCCACAGCACCTGCACCGCCTCCTGCTCCTGCGTAACCATTTCCTGGATTAGCACCTCCTGCAAAACCTTGATTCGCTGTTCCGCTGCCTGCCCCACCTATGTTATTTCCACCGCCGCCTGAACCACCGTTAGCGCCCGCACCTGTAGTTCCACCTGCGCCGCCACCGCCACCTGTTGATGTAATTGTTGAAAAAGTTGAGTTAGTACCGTTATTACCTGCGGCTCCAATAGTGCTTTGTGCGGCCCCGCCTGAACCGACTGTGATTGTATATGCAATACCTGCAAATAAAGTCAATGATGATTCAAGAGAGCCGCCACCACCTGTTGCAGTTACTGTAGAACGCATACCGCCCGCGCCGCCGCCACCACCATACAGAGTATTACCGCTGTTTCTGTTGCCACCCCCAGCGCCACCTGCAACTACAAGATAACCAACTGTGTAAGGAATGTAAGGAGAATTACCAACCAACATTGAACGGCTGATAACTTTATTTTTAATACTGATGCAAGCCATTACGCACCTTCAAATGTTGATAGATCCCACTCTTGAGTGTCTTCATTCCAGGTGTAAGACTTGCCGTCTGCTGGGTGAGCAACTGGTGCTTCCCATTGAGCATCATCATTAAGAGTCCATGATGCGTAAGGTTGTGGGCCAAAGAAATGGTCTGCGATTGGATCGTATGTGTAGCCAATGCCAGCGTAGTTTTTGCGGAAGTTTTTGTTGTAAGAAGTCTGAACCCACTTAGTATCATCGCCAAATAGAGACTTGCAGAAAATGACACCCTTGGTTTCGGACTCTGCGCCGTCAAGGATTAACTCCTCGTTGGCAACAACGATCACCTGTAGGACTGTGTTGCTTTCATCGAGTTGTGCAAAATGTGCCATGTTGTTTTCTCCTTAGAAGGTAATAGTACCTGAACCTGTAAATCTGTAAATGCGGTTACCGCCTGTAACGGTCACAGTTGGACTACCTGTAGTTGTAGCCGCCGCGTAAGTAGCAGGGTAACGAATAATTACAATACCTGAACCAGCATCATAAGCACCGTAAGTACCATTACCTCCGCCTGAACCTCCGCCAGTATTAGCGGCGGCATTTGCGGCAAGATTTCCTGCTGTTCCGCCACCTAAACCTCCAGCACCGCCAACGCTTCCTGTTGAATTAGAACCTCCACCACCTCCAGCATAATAAGTTGCGGTGCCTGAAATAGAAGTTTGTATGCCAATTCCACCGTTACCGCCGCCCACTAATCTTGAACCAGCCGCTCCAGCACCACCGCCACCGCCACCTGAGTCATTATTTGTTCCCCAAGCGTCACCTCCTGCATTTCCCTGAGAAGGAGATGTTGCAGGTGTATTACCAGCCCTACCTATGTTAGCGTCCACTGTATTGGTACGCCCGCAACCGCCACCGCCTGAGCCACCTGTTTGAGCCGTGGTATATGGCGCTGTGCTTCTTGGATTAGCACCACCACCACCTCCTGTTGAAGTGATAGTAGAAAATACAGAGTTACTTCCACTTCCTCCAGGCGCAGAGCCGCCAGCGCCAACAGTTACAACATAAGTAGTTGCAACGGCAAAATTAACGGCTGTACCATCACGGTAACCACCAGCGCCGCCGCCGCCGCCTCCGCCTAAATTAGATGTAGATGAACCACCAGCACCACCGCCCGCGACAACAAGATAATCAACAGGAACAACTGGATTATAAAAAGGATTACCTACCAACAACTCATCACGGATCAATCCTGTTTTTACACTAGAGACACTCATTAGAAAGTTATGCTCCCGCTTCCTGTGTAAGTATAGATTCTGTAACCACCAGTTGTTGTAATTGTTGGTGAACCAGTAGTTGATGCGGCGGCTGTATAAGTATCAGGAAATCTTAAAATTACAACGCCTGAACCGCCATTTCCTGAATTTCCTGCGGGAGGTGCAACATCATATTGATAAACTCCACCTGACCCTGAACCAGTGTTAGCCGTTGCACTTGCAGAAGTATTTCCTACATTACCAGCCGTTGCGCCTCCTCCTCCTCCAGCAAAACCACCACTAGTTGATTCTCCGCCACCACCACCAGCGCGAGCAACCGAAGTAGTGGTAATAGATGAACTTAAAGATGAACCACCCGTGGTACTTCCAACACCACCTGCTCCTCCTCCACCGCCTGAACGAACAGAAGCAAGTGAATTACCACCTGCATAACCTTGATTAGCAGTACCAGCCGCACCAGTTCTATTTGTGTTGTAAGTTCCAGCACCACCGCCTGAACCACCTACTGCACCACTGGTATTGTAAAATCCTCCACCGCCTCCGCCAATAGAAGTTATGGAACCAAATACTGAATTACTTCCTGAATTACCTTCTTGATTTTTAACTCCAGCACCACCAGCGCCAACAGTTACAGTGTAAGTTGTTCCCCTAGAAGCGCTAAATCTAGTTTCTGCGCTTGCTCCACCGCCTGATGATTCACCTACAACGGAACAACGGTAACCGCCAGCACCGCCACCGCCAGTGTGTGCATCTGCACCGCTATACAAAGAACCTGCACCGCCTCCTGCAATAACAAGATATTCAACAAGAACGGTTGGGTCATAAGCGGCATTACCCACAAGCATGGAAATGCTACGGGTTCCGTTTTTGATGGATTTGATTGCCATTTATATTAGGAGATTTCGCTACCGTAAGCCTGGAAGGTAATGTCGGCAGTTGATCCATAAACGCTAAGAACATCTGTTGCGCCCATGGTAATACCAAGAGTGAGAACGGTTGAGTCTGATGCACCCACTGTAATGTCATACCCTACATAATGTGCATCAGTGATTGAGGCACCAGCAGGGCGTACAGCAATTCTAAATGTTGCATTAGTCGCTGTCATGTTTGCTATCACAATGCTAGAAACAACAGCCTGTGTTGCGGATGGCACTGTGTAAAGAGTTGTTAGAGTTGTGGCAGCAGGGTGTGCTTGCCCTAATACTTTGTAAGTTGTTGGCATTTATTATGCTCCCATCAGCATGAATACGGTCGGTGTTGCATCTGTTGCGGCGACTCCTGTTGAAGCCGCTGTAATTCTACCTTGTGCATCTACGGTGATGTTAGCAGTTGTGTAAGCACCTGCTGTTACAGCCGTGTTTGCTAAGGCAAGGCTAACTGTTCCACTTGTTCCGCCGCCAGTTAAGCCTGTTCCTGCGGTTACTCCCGTAATATCACCAACAGGCAAGTTGGTAGTTACTTCAACTCGGGTGTCTGTGATGTTTGCGGTGTTGATCTGAGTAACGCCAGCGCCGACTGCGATTGTGGCAAGTGAAATCGAGTTAGCAGGGACCGCAGGAGCCGTAGGTGATCCCGCAGGAGTTCCTGCTAAAACTTGGTAAATAACATCATTAAAAGCGCCTGTGTAGTAGGCATCTCGAACAGTTGCGACAATTCTGTCTATTCGAGGGTTGGTTGGATCGGCAGTTGTAACTGTCAAAGTTACAGTTGCATCGTTGTAGAAAGTGTAAACGCCCATGTTGGCTTGAGTTGTTCCAACGACTGCAGCCCATCCTGAGGCCACGCGGACTGACATACCTGCAGGAGAGTTTTGTGTAACAGCCATGGAAGCAGAACCGATGATGCCAGTTGTGGCATACAAGGCTTGCTGAACTTGTCGGTCACTTTCAGCAGGATAACTTCCCGCTTGTAACCAACTCGGAGGCGATACAAGTGTCATTTATTCTCCTAAATGTAAGCCGATTGCCATGTTACAACGGCTTGCGTAGTTCCTGCCAAAGTTCCTGTGCCAGTCAGATAGAACTGATTGTTCCCTGGTTGGGCAGAAAACCATGTGCCTGAGAGAAGTGTATTACGAGCAGGGTTTCCATTTAGCGTAATCAGTTTATTGTATAAGTCCACATTTAAAACATCGCTGCTGCTATAAGTTCCAATAAAGTTCAAAGCCGCGCCTTCGGTGGTATTTCCTACGGTTGGGTTAGTGATTGGGCCGCTGATCGCAATGTTTGGATAAGTTGTGGCCCAGCCAGCGTTGTTAATAGTGGTTGAAATGATTACAGACCCGCCGCCATAATTCACATTGTAAGTTCGGTTATACACACGGCCTGTTGGTGGGGTGTAAGCCAAAGTAGCGGTCTGAATATTGCTGGCGTAGACATTTGGATCAGGGCAAAAGAAAGTCACCTGAGCCACGATGTAGCCGTAGGTGTAATTGGGGTCTACGGTGGCCCTCAAGCCTCGTACGCGGGCGTACACCACCTGTTCGGTGTCGGCGTTGGACATGAGGAAGTAAAGGGGCGTGGTGCCGCTTTGTTGGGGTAAAAGCGCCCTTTGAATTGTGTTGAAATTGAGTTGAGCCGAAGCGCCAGGTGATGCCAGGCAAAGGAACTGAATGGTTATCTCACGGCCTGAAAGGAAGTCGCGGCCTGAGAACATACCGTCCGCGTAGCCTCGGTTATCATCTTGGCTTCGAATGTCAGGGAGCGCTTCTAGCCCATCAACTGACTGAATCTGATAGGGCGATCCTGCGCCGCCAAAGACCTGGCCGTTAAAAGAGAACGAATAATTGGCAATTACGGCTGGCATTATTTAAATCCTAAAGTTGATGAAAGGCTCTTAAGAGGTGATTTTGTCACATTAGGATTAGAAGGGTGTCCCATCGGTTTGGCAACGGTTACGGCGGTTCCATATTTGATTGCCGACACAACGCTGCTCGCTGTTGAGGATGGGTTAGTCAAGTTCACACCTGAAATATTAGTGTTGATGTTTGTAATAGGCGCTGGGTTTGTTTTGGTACCAGTGCTTGGCGCATTTGGAATAGGAATTATGTAAGGAGTGCTTGTTGAGGCAGTTGCGTAATTTGCGCTTGCTGTTTGAAGAGCCGCTGTTGCCGCAGCCACTGCAGCAAGTTGTGCTTGTAGCGCTTTTAACTTAGCCGCAGTTGATGATGAAATGTCGTCAATAGCCTTTTGATATTCCAACTGCGCATCAATGAGAGCCTTCTGCAGCACTCTTTGCGCTTCGGCCAAACCTTCGTTGAGACGCTTTTGTGCTTCAGCGCGTGCCTTGGCAAGTGTTGCTTCCGCATCTGCCAGGGATTTGTCTAAAGTTGCTTTTGCAGAAGCAATTGCCTCTTGAAGTTGCGTAGCCGCTTCAAGCATTCGGCTGTCGCGTTCAATCTTGGCCTCGGCCATAGCCATGGCGTACTCAGCGTTTGCCGTGGCAAGTGATTCTTGAAGTTCGCGATCAACTTCAGCAAGAGAAGCCTTGAGATCAATTGCCACTTGGTTGTAAGCATCGCGCAACTCGGCGGTGGCTAGGTTGGCACCATTGTTCATCGACTTGGCCAAAGTGTCCAGGCCTGTTTCTTGAATCGCTTCTAAATCCATGAAAGTGCTTTGAATTTCGGCTTGTTGTTCAGGTGATGATTTTTTAAGTTCATCGACCATTTGTAGGCCAACTTCAGGTCCAGCCTTGACCACCTGCTCAATAAATGTTTGTGCGTAACCTTGTCCCGCAAGATAAGCAGCAGCCTCTTGTAACTTCTTGGCATCGTCTAATTGCTTTTTCATTTGGGTCAAAAGACCGCCTGAAGTTCTACCCTTGAATGCCTCAGTTAAACTGAATCCTGTGCCTGACGCAAAAGCGCTGCGTAAGCGATCCACGGACTGTTGAATAATCGACACTTCTTTATCAGTTGCAGACTTGCGAAGGTCAGCAGCCTTCTGCGCAGAAGCAGCGCGAATATCAGTCAGTTTCTTTTGATGGGCTGACTCTATGTCTGCTATTTTCTTTGCGTAATCTTTGGCAATATCTACCATGACTTTTGTGTGGGACTTCTGAGCATCAACCACAGCCTCGGCATACTTTTCATTTGCATCAGCGCGTTGTTCTATGGCTCTTGTTTCAGCCTCAGTTATAGCCTCTGAATAATCCTTTTGTAGATCTTTAACTCTCTCTTGATAATTCTTGTGAGCGCTAATCTGTGTCTCTAAATAACTGGTGATGGCTCTTGTTCTAGCCTCTGCCGCTTCCTGGGCAGCCTTGGCCCGAGCCTTGGCTTCCTTATCGCTGATTTTAATTTCATCACCAGTTCTGACATTTTTATTGTCGACTGTTGTTTTTACATTAGCGGTGATGTCAATTTTCTTAGTAGCCAGTTTGTCTAAACCGTCACTGAAAGCGCGTATGTCGTTGGCAGTCTTTTTAACAGCCTCTGCAGGGCCTTTGAACTTGTCGCCGATTCCAGGAATCTTTGAAGCCGCAGAGAGTAGTGATCCAATAGCCCCAACTAGATAGCCAAAACCATTAATTACAACTTGTAGCCCTTTAACGACGGCCTTGCGGAAGGTCTCGCTGTTTTTCCAGGCAACCATAAATCCTGCAGCCAACAGAGTAAGGGCTGTAATCACCACACCGATAGGGTTTGCACGCATCGCAGCATTCATCACCAAGATGGAAGCCGCCAGTCCGTTTGTGGAGGCGATGGAGGCTAATTGAGCGCCTCTCATCAAGACCATGGCAACTCTAAACGCGGTTGTTGTTGCGGTGGCCACGATCATGGCAGTGCGATAAGTTGCGTAGGCAGCGGCGCCAGCAATCAACACTTTTGTCACAGCAATAATAGAGTCTTTATTTTTGACTAAGAAATCTACTAATTTTGTTAAGGCTGGAATTACGCTGCTGGTCAGTTTGCCCACAAACTGAGAAATAACTGGAACTAATTCACTGCCAACTTTTTGTTTTAAGTTGTTGAAGTCATTAATTGCCACCTGCATAGCGCCTTGACTAGTTTTACGAAGGTTCTCGTTAAAGTCTTTATAAGTGGAGTTCAGAACCTCAACGACAGCCCTGGATCGTTCCATTTCAGTGCCGTTGGCAATAGTCGCTTTGGTTGCAGCGTCAAGTACAAAGCCTGTCTTGGTCAAAGACGCAAAGTTACCCTGCATCGCTTGAGCCAAGCCGTTAGTCATTTGTTTGAACTCATCGGTTGTTGCTGCCGCGCCCTTTTCGGCAGTCACATAGTTAAGAATGGCTGGAGTCAAGGTTGCGATGGAAGCGGCGGTTAAATCAAAGGTAGCCAACTGAGATTGAGCAACCGTGATGTTGTCCGCAGATACAACGCCGACTTTTTCTAAGGCTCGTGCTTGTTGGCCTAAGGCTGTGATTTGCGCTTGAGTTGCACCATTTGTGTTCATTAAAAGATTTGCTAGACGCGCTTGGGCAGCCTCTGCCTTGGTGGACTCCGCTACGGCACTTCTAAAGAAATTAACAATTTGCGCAGTTCCAAAAGTAGCACCAGCGATGACGCCGAACTTTTTAATAGTGTCTGTAAATTTATTTACGCCTACATTTGCAGTTTTAACATTACTGTCCACGCCTCTGATTGCTTTTTCAGCATCGGCTAATCCTTTTTTAAGCCCACTGATGTCGGCTTGGAGTTGGACTAGAATTGGCGGGATCGTTGATGCCATCTGTTAACTCCTTAGATACATTGCGAACGCGCCAGTGAATGTTCTGTTAAGAGCGCCTGATTGTTTCAGGCTATCTGCGGCAGGAACAAGGTATGGGTATTTTACTCCTGATTTCCATCTTGGATGTCCCATTTCAACTGCTCGCGCATAGACCATTGAAGCGCCAACTTCTGCAATATAAGAAGAGCCAAAACCGATTTTGGTTTCTGAATAAATAGATCGGCGTAAATTACCTGTCACAACATTTGGGCCAGGACCTGTTCCTGGAAGGTGTCCTTGTCCTCTTGGGTGAGTTCCTGTATTGGCGTTCTTTTTGGCTTGGCGTTCCACGGAAGCCGCAGCCATGCCAATTGCATAGCGTGCTGCATCATTGAGTTTCTTTTCAGTTAAGTTAAGCCCAGCAAGAACTTCAGAGAGGTTCTTTATTTCCACTACTCTCTCACCTCACTTTGCATCTTTGTAACTGTTGCCGCTATAGCCAACAACCAATCAGAAGTACCTGCGGGTAAAGCATCAACCTGGTCAGGTGTCCAACCAAATCGATCTGCAAATTGGAAGTAAGCCCACTCCTCATCGGGGTAAGTTAAATCCGTTCTGCGTTCCCCACCCTCAAGCAGCCACTTTAGGCGTTCAAGTTGTCGGTAGGCGCTTTTGGGTCTTGTTCGTTCTCAACTGTTTCACCTAAGGATGGAAAGAGAAACTTTTGAGCATCCTTGGTTGCATCAACCAAAGCGTCGTAATCTTTCATTTCCAACTCGTCTAAATTGTCGATTTTAAGAGCAGGAATTAACAGGTCTAAAGACCAGTCCTCGATAAGCATGGCAATCAAGGCATCGCCCAAAGCCAGCGCTCGAGTTAAATCGCCACCTTCTACATCTGCTGTTTTTAATACACGCTTACGATCTTTTACGCGTAGCAGTGCAGGGTCTTTAAGAGTGACTGTTGCGCCTGACGGTAATGTAATTTTCTGTGACATATTGCCTCCTGTTT